TAAGGAGCATACAGATGCCTACAACAATTTATCATTTTGATGCAGTAACAAATGAATACATCGGCTCTGATATTGCCGACTTAGACCCGATTGAAAATAAACCAATTATCCCTGCTTATGCCACATTGATTACTATACCTTCTAGCATCCCAACTGGAAGCATGGCTATGTTTGATATAAAGACAGATACATGGACTATCGTTGAAGACCACCGTGGTAAAATTTATGACACAACAACTGGTGCAGAATCAATGTTTGATAAGCTCGGTGCATTACCTGCTGGGAAAGTAGATGTTGCTCCTCCTGATGCTATGTCGAAATGGGATTCAACTCTTAGTAACTGGGTTGCAGACTTAGGAAAACACCAAAGCTCCGCAACAACAACAATAAACGTGGCATATCAAACCTCCCTGCATGTAAATATAAAAGTCCCTTCTCTGAAAGCTGCGTTCCAAGCTGATGCTCAATCTAGAACAAAGATTGATGCTTGCATAAACAGACTGAACAATGGTTGGGTGCCACCAGTAGGTGCTGGTATGTGGTACGATGCAACAAATGGTACACATCCAATCAACCTAACCACAATGAACACCATAGCTAATGATATAGCCACACGGGACGCCAACTTGTTCGTGAGGTTACAGAAAGCTAAAGCTGCTATCCGTAGTGCTACTACAGTTTCTCAAGTACAAGCCGTAATTTTATAAAAGGAGAACAAAATGAGTGAACAAGATATTGAAAACAAACTACAGGACAAAGGGTTGAATGCACCCCGACTATCACCCGAGCTAATTGATAGTGTTATCGTTAGTGAGACTTTCACGAAGCTCCCTAGCGGTAAGTGCCTCATTTGCGAGCTTACGCTTGTTAATGGATTCACTGTAAGAGGCGAGTCAGCTTGTGTGAGCGTTGCTAATTTCGACCTAGATATTGGGAAAGAGATTTCACGCAAGAACGCACGAGATAAGATATGGGGATTCGAGGGCTACTTGCTTCAACAACGAGTTCACGATAATACTTTGTAATTAATAAATAACAATAAAACTGGGGTTCTAATGTTTGTAGATAATAAAACTGGAAAAATTTTAGATATTAGTGAAGTCGATTGTCAAAAATTACCGGAAAAAGAAGGCAAGATTCAGACGTTCGATTTCGAGTCTGGAAAAGTATTTCAAAAGACTGATTTTTCTGGGTACGTATTCAATAAAATAACAGCTGAAAAATTATACAATGAAGATCATTTTAGAACGCCAGAAGGGTACACTAATGTTAAACCAACTCATGTTGGCCAATCGTTCGATGAAAAAACGAAGAAGTGGTCCATTGACATTAATAGTTTAAAGATTCACAAAACAAAAGAAGTTAATGATACATACAACTTGAAGCTTGAAGAGCTGAAACGAACTCAGATGCACGGTTTAATCGAATTCTGGAGTATTATTGAGTCCGAAATTGCATTGTATAAAAGACGTAAACGCGATAAAGATGTACCATTTTTAGTTGAGTTATCAAGGCATTCAAAGAATTCTATTAATGTTTTAATTGCTAATTTAGAAGAAGCGATGCAAACATTAAAGACTGAACTTGCTTTTTTAATGGGGAAACGACAAGCATTATTATCAACAATAAATAATGCAAACGATAAAAATCAATCATCGATTAAAATGTTGATGATTTTGAAGTGGGATTAACTGGTATTAAGAGGAACTAATGAAAATTATATTTTTAAGACCATCGTGGAAACGGCCATTGCACAAGATTCGCAGTATATTATTGAACGAAGAATATACAGACTGTGTAGTTGAAGTATACGATGAATGGTACAGTGCAAAAGGCGAACGTATTATTAACGTAAACGAGGGTGATTACCACGGTTTGGATGCAGTTGAGTGGAAATGCGGTGAACGAATCAAAGCAGGAAAATTCGTTAAACGCGGATTCATTAAGAAGAATCGGTCAGCATTTACGTGGTTTGATTTAACGAATCGTGATTCATTGCGTTTAGCATATCGTGTTGCGTGCATTTATAGGAACGTATCGAACAAAACCGACAAAATTGGATTTGCTGACATTGAAGATTTAATGATTAGAACCCCCAGAGCTGTTCGTTACGATGTCGATTAAGACGTTTGTTTTACCGTTTAGTACTGTAGACATATACAGTGCCGCGATATATAAGGGTACGCCAACGAAATTATCAGTAACAGCAGTTAACGAATTTTCGTTGTTAAGCATTACTCAGGACATTACCGTTATATTAACTCCTACAGGTATTATAAACAATCAAGTTGAGTTGGGAGAGATTGGGTTAGCTTTTATAAATATGATTGAAAATAATAATATTTTGACTTTATCTGTAGTGAACGAAACGCCTGATACAATAACGGTATATGTTCAAGAGGTATTGTCTTACGGGAAGTTAGCATGCGTTTATATATAAAGGGTATCGGTTTAGCAGCATATATTAAGATGCAAGGCGATAAACTGGTTGATGTGAAAAACAAGATGTTTGTATTTGAAAGTGATAAGACTGAGCAAGCCTATCAAATCGAGTATTTGTCTTCATGTTGTTCTTACCACGATGCTGAAGTATGCAACTTGCGTAAATTATTAAAATAAGAAAAATTCTGTGTTTGTGCTTTGATTCTGAGAAAATAAATTTTCGAGGTTATTAAAATGGCTCTTATGTTATTCAAGGCTCCTGCTGGTTTTGCTGATGCAAACGTTCACAAATTGTCAGGCGTTGGTGTACCTGGTGGTGACGGATCGTTTCAAGATGCTTCACCAATCGGTTCAGAATACAATGATTCACAAGCTGGCGTAAAATACATGAAGATTGGTGCTGTAAACGCTCCATCTGATTGGGTAGCACTTTCTTCTGTTACTGAAAACTCCAATTTGCAATCACAAATTAACACAAATATCGCTTCAATTTCCACTGAAGTTACCAACCGTCAGAGCTCTGTAGCTTCTGAAACGGCTGCTCGTACGGCTGCTGATACAGCGATTCAAGCTGAATTGGATGCAACCGAAGCTGGTGCTGGACTTTCAATTGCTGGTGCGTACGTTGTTGACGCTGCTGGTCATTATATTAGTACTGCAACATCATTGCATAATGCAACACAATTGATGGATGCTCAATTATTTGGCACTGACGGTAAAGCTGTTCAAAATGCTGCTGACATTGCTAACTTGAGTGCTTCTGTTTCTGCTCAGAACACAACAACTTCTAATTCTTCTGCTGCAATTCAAGCTGAATTGGATGCTGCTGAAGCTGGTGCTGGATTGTCTGTAACTGGTGCTTATGTTGTTGATGCTGCTTCAAATTACATGGGTGCTGCTACTTCTATCCATAATGCTACACAATTGCTTGATGCTAAATTGTTTAGTACTGACGCATTGGCAGTTGCTGCAATTCCTGCTGCTGAAAAAGCTGCTGCTAACGGTGTTGCTACACTTGACGCATCTGGTTTAATCTTGCCAGCACAATTGCCTCCTTTGGCAATTAGCTCAACTACATTGGTTGCTACACAAACTGCTCAGTTGGCATTGACTTCTCAATCTGGTGATGTTGCTGTTCGTACTGATTTGGCCAAATCGTTCATTCATAATGGTGGTACTACTGGTACTATGTCTGATTGGACAGAATTATTGACTCCAACTGACCCTGCAATTGTTTCTGAATTGAATGCTGTTGAAGCTGGTGCTGGTTTGAACACAAGCGGCGCTTATGTACCTGCTGCTGGTTCTAACTACGTGGCTGGTGCAACATCTTTGCATAATGCAACAGTATTGTTAGACGGTCAGATTCTTATCGTTGACGGCAAAGCTGTTCAAAATGCTGCTGATATTGCTGTGTTGAGCGCAACTGCTTCAACTAACCTGTCAAACAATCAAGCAGTTCAAGCATCTTTGCAAGCTGAAGTTGATGCAATCGAAGCTGGTTCTGGTTTGTCAATTGCTGGTGCTTATGTACCTGATGTTGCTGGTGCTTATATCGGTTCTTCTGTATCTTTGCATAATGCTACACAATTGTTGGATACACAAGTATCTGCTAATGCTGGTTTGATTGCTTCTAACGAAACTGCCAATGCTGCTGCACACGCTGGTTTCACTGGTATTATGGGTGATGGCGCGTACACAAGCACTAACAATATTGCTGCTGCTGATACCTTGACAGTTGCTGTTTCTAAATTGGACAGTGCGTTGTCTGGAACAATCACAACTGTTTCTGCTGCTGGTATTCTTAATGCTGTAGTTGATGCTGTTTTGACTAAGGTTGATACTGCTGTTGAATGGAACATCGTTGTTTCTGATTCAGTTACTCCTTCAGACCGTGTTGCTTTCAAAGTATTCGCTTCTCATGATGGTGATGCTGTAAATGATGCAACATTCTTCGATTGGAACGAATACAGTGAATTGGAACTTGGTGCACCTATTGCCGGTTTCGGTTTCTCTGTTGCTGTAAATGGCGTCGGTGCTGCACAGGCGATGGAATTATCTGTTGCTTCAACTAGTGCTGTTGATGTAAAAGTTACTCGCGTAACTGTATAATATAAAGGTAATTTGGGGCGGTTGAAATATACCGCTCCATTTTTCTATTCTTAACTTCTTAACTTATGAACTCTAGTATAAACAGAACATTCTCATTAAAAAATGGTCTAACCATCAAGTCCGCAGATGGTTCAGCATTCTCATTCTTTTCAGGTAAGCAATCTCCTGAAACATTCGACGACGGAACTATTCAAGTTTCTTCATTATATGCACAAACAAATGGTACATTGTATCAAAAACAATTAGATTCAACATGGAAATTATTTGGTACTTCCGCGGGTACAAGCAATATAAATACCATAAAACCGGTTACGCTCGAACCAGTTATGGCGATGCGTTGTTGCGAGCCAGAAATGTTAACGACAATAGACGGGGATATAATTACGGGTGAAATTTAATGAAACATTGGGAAGTATCTGGTAAAAACGTGCATGTTGCACACGCATTCGAATTTAGTACATATAATGATATGATTTCATCTAATGTAGGCATATCCGATTTGTACAAACTCGCGTTAGTAAAATCCAATAACGCTATGTATGTATTAGTTTCTCCTATGCCCGATTGGGTTCCGTTGGCACTATATAAAGTATCACCAATCATTTTAAACGATATTAGACCGAATAATTCATACGGCACATTTTTAATTAAAGACATTTGGAATGTTTTACACGTTGACATAGCAACTGATATGGACAACAACGTTTCAATCGTTGATGACGAATTTATTTTAAAACAAGGCACGTATGTAATAGATATTACTACAAGATGTAAGGAAGGAACATTGAGAATATTCAATGAAACATCACAAACATCATCGATCGTTGGTGGAAACGGATTCTTAACAGGATTAATCAAATCTAACGGTACTGATGCACTCGAGATTCAACAATTTGTTGAAGAAAACACATCATATGAACCGACGCCAGACAACGAAGCCGAAGTTTATATTATGTGTAGTATATTAAAGGTATAGATTATGTCAGTTGATTATTCATCAGTACTAAGAATCAAATTCCCCAATACGCAATGGACTGGTTCAGGCAGAACGTACAATTCTATTAAATTCATTTCAACAGCAATTCCTCGTTCGGATTTAGACTTGTTGATGCCCGAAGTTGAGTTATTGTTAATAAAGAAAACTGCTATTACCAGATTGACAGCTGGATACGAAAAATACATAAAATCGGGGTATCTGTCTTCTGGATTAGGAACTCCTCACATGTATCATAGTACGATGGAAGCACAAACTGATTTAAACAGTATAATGATTGTTGCTATTAATAATATCGCGATGGGACCATACAGTTACATGTGTGAAGATGTCAGTACCGGTTTAACGTTCCCAGTACCGCACACTTTAGCACAATTGAAAGTTGTCGTGAAAGATGGGTACACGTTTAAAGAAGCTGGGTTCAACAAATTAATACAACAAATTACTTCATTAGACTCAATGTCAGCACTTCAACAAAAACAGGCTATATTTGTACCATGAGTTATTTGCACACGGTAAATACCGAGTTTTTTGTTAAAATAGATGCCGGTATATTATACACAAATAAATCAGCGGCATTTTCGTTTAATTCTACTGACGTCGCAACAAACGTAAAAACGAAAATATTATCTACGCCAATCGAAGTTACTCCTGGATTATATCATGCACCATTTATTTTTACCGTTGTTGGCAACTATATTATCGAAATTATAAATACTGAATTATGGCAATTGCCGCAGCTAATTTATATAAGAATTATTGTTAATGCGAATGCTCCGGCCATAGCACCACCCGGATCGCCGATTATTTTTAAATATAAAAGTCTTATACAGTAAAGGAACCCGTCATGTCTTCTGATTCACATTCACATTCATCTGATTCGCACCATTCAAAACACAAAAAAACCGAAGACGAAATCAAAAATGAAGATACTACGTCTGAGCAAAACATGCTTGACGTTATTGCGAGAGCAAAATCATCTGGTATAGCAAGAACTGACGGAGCTTCTGATGATGCTGCGGATGTCGCGGTTATTAAACAACAACAAACAACGAACGCAACAATTTTGGCAACTCCAGTAGTTGCTATGCCGCCAAGTCTATTACAACTATTAAATACTGCTAAATCAGTTACTAATCTTACCTATTATGGTCCGTATTTGCATGACGAATTTAAACCGGTCTATACCGTCGCAGGACCACGGGTTGCACAATTCAACGAACGTCGTATAACATTTAATGCAGTTCCAAAAATGGGGAAAATGTGTTTTATTTCGACTGATAAAAAATTGGCGTTGATTATTCGAGAAGTTTATTTGTCAACATTAGTTCCTAATATCGATATTAATGGATATGTTGTTCTTATTGATAATACTACCGAATTACAAACGTTGGGCAATAACGGTGTCATAACCGATATTAAAACAAGAGCTGGTACAGTACTTGAACAATCTTCAGGCAAAGTTTGGAATAATGTTGACGAAGATTTAGCGATTACGTACACGATGAATAATTTATTGGCACCAGTTAGTCATTATTCGTTTTATTATAGCGATGTAACAATCAACCTTCAAACGATTCACGCGTTATCGGTTAATCACGGCGGATTCAATTATGCTGCATTGAGTTCGTATTTAGGAATATAATATGGCAATTACGTACCCAGAAATAATTGTTGCCAAATCGTTAATACATACCGGTATCAAAGATGTTTCAGTAATAAAAATGAACAATATAAACAAATCGTTAATAAAAATGAAACATATCGATGTTGGATTAATAAACACCGTTTACGCCAGACGTAGTGTAATTGGGCAGATAAAGGCATAAATTATGAAAATATATTTAAACGATGTTGGTACTAGATTTGAGATAGATACGGGTGTCGATGTAACTACATCGAGTATCGCCGGTCTAGTTGTTAAAAAACCAGACGGTACGATTGTTAATTGGGCAGGTCACGTAGATAAAGTTGACCCGTTACAAAAGAACAATGTTATATATGTCGCAGGCATTGGTGATTTTGACCAGCCTGGATTTTATATTGCACAAGCCACAGTGACGTTCCCGAATTGGTCTGGCCGGGGCGAAGCATTCACGTTTCAAGTAAACGATTATTTTAGTTAGGAGAACAATCATGCACGAATATAAATGCAAACTAGTAAGAATCATCGACGGCGATACCGTTGATATTGACATTGACTTAGGTTTCAATGTAGTTCTAAAAAACGAGCGTGTCCGAGTCCTCGGTATTGATACACCAGAATCGCGCACGAGCAACAAGGTAGAAAAGATATTCGGACTTGCAGCAAAACACAGAGTAATCGAATTGTTTAATAATAGTAAAGAAGTGCGTTTATTGAGCAACGAGTTTATGGGCAAGTTTGGTCGTATTCTTGGTGACATTAAATTTGACAACGGAGACACATTAACCGAAACTTTATTAAGAGAACACCAATGCGTTAAATATCACGGCAAAAGTAAATCATTAGTCAAAGCAGAACATTTAAACAACCGCGAATTGTTAATGGAATCAGGTGTCGTATCACGTGAATTGGTACTCGACACCCAATTGAAAGCTGAGGCGAAAAAGGCAAAAAAATCAAAATAAACGGGATTGATCATGTTACTAATAAAACAAAACTTAAAACTAATAACAACAATGTTAGGTGTATTAACTGGAGTTATTGGTGCGGCAGTTACGATTGATTCAAGATATGTTGTAGGGACTGAATATAATATAGAACAGGCACAGATGAATCAAAAGATTTTAAAGAATCGTGTCGATTTGTTATGGAGTCAATATTCTGCGCTTTCTCAAATTAATACGAATAAGTTCAATAAAAAATTAATAAGCGACCGGTTAAAACGAATTGAGACAGAAATCACATCAGTTCAATCGCAAATCAAATGAATTCTTCATATAATAAAACGTTGAAATTCATAAGAGACTTCAGAATAATATCTGTTGTTCTAACAGTGTTCGTGATGTATTGGGGTTGGGACACTTACCAATTCGTAAACCTGCATTTCAAAGATATGGAAAGTTATGTGATCATATTCTATACAAGTATCATTGGGTTATCCGGATGGGTAGTTAAAAACTGGATGAGTACAACGCACAACGATAAATCGAGAGAGGATTAAACATGTTTGTTGGGAAAACTGTTATAGAACGGTTAGATAAAAAATACTACATATTAAAGTCGACGTTGTCTTTCAAGTCAAAAACTGGCATAATCATAACAATTAAACCTGGGTTTATCACCGACGGTGCGTCTATACCAAAAATGTTCTGGGGTATTATTGGTTGCCCATTAAACGCACAATATATCGGTTCGGCTATTATCCATGATGGTTTGTACAAATCGCATGCACTAACAAAAAAAGAATCAGACCTGATGTTTAAAGAAATGCTTGAACATAACCAAGTCCATAAAATTAAAATAAACGCAATGTACTATGCTTTGAAGTTCTTTGGGTATCATGCGTACCGTGATGAAATTATTGACTGTTCTCATGTAGAAATTGTACGTCATAATACAACCGTTTAACCTTGTATCATGAACTCTGAGAATTCTTTAAAATTTAAACTTTTGATGTAACTTGTTGATTTATAACATATATCTAAAACTAGCAACGTTATTTTTGGTTCTTATAACTTGTTGATTTATAACAATTATTTTAATGGTAAACGGAATTTCGTAGTTTTATGCTGTTTTGTGATGTAGTATTCAGGGATTTTCTTAAAATACTGAAGAACCGAATAAATTAGTTGACACCCGATGTTATTTAGTATATAATTATCGTATTGACAACATCAATAGTTGAACTGAACGAAGGAGATTGATATGGCAGCAAAGACAGAAACTTTAGAACAATTTTTATTAGGTAACGACGAAGCACGCGAATTCATTTTAAACATTGAAAATGTTAAACGCGCGTATAATGGTAAAACTGGATGTATGTGCGGTTGTAACGGCAATTATAAAACAATGCACCCAGAATTGGCACGATGCTCAAACGATGAAGTTTCAAAAGCATCAGTATCCCGTAGGTTTAATAAGGTTCTTAATTCAGAACACGCAATTGTATTAACTACAAACACAAACGAGTACATTGTGTACTTGGACTATAATGAAAGAAGTACTGTACTATATTATTAAAGAAAAGGGACTAGATGAAAATCTAGTCCCCTTTTTTATGTTAAAGAATGAACATTAATAAATTCAATATTATGGTTATTACAAGCAGTTCTATGGAACTCCCAATCATCTATTAACACAGAAGCACCGATTCGTTTACATTCGATGCCTTTAAAATCAGGATTGACTTGATGACCTTCTAATCGTTCATCTGATGAATGAATAATATGCAGAAACGGCAATTTATCAAATAATGAGTTTAACGTCATCGTCGTATGAGGAATCATAAAACGTTGTCTCGATGTTAATACTGAATGCGTTTTCTCGGGATGTGAATTAATATAATTCACAAGTAATTGCATATTTTGACCGAATAACGTTCCATCCAAATCATACGCGATGTGATCGTGTTCATCAAGCCGTTTCATTAAGCAATTACCCAATTACCAAATACAAATTCTAAAGCAACATACGTTTTATTAACACCAACAACGAATGGTTGTGCTAACCCTTCGATTGTCGTATCACTTGTGATCGTTAACGGATTCAATGCAAACGTTCCTGCTTTATCTTTAAACACAACTTTGTCACCGTTTACAGATGCCGCAGCTGCTGGCAAAGATAATGTAATTGGACTCACTGATGTATCAACATAATAGCCGTTTCCTTTTATTGAAACACCAGACGCGACGGTATTATTCCAAACAGTCAGCGACGGAACGTTAACCAATGCTGTTGCTACAGTATTCGTTACTGTAGTTTGTATAAGCGCTGCGCTTGCAGAATTTGCGTTCAACAACAATGCTAACTCTTTGATTGATAACCTACCAGTTTTTAACGGTCCTGCTACAATTATATTACTATCTTGATTCAGCATCGCCCCGGTGATTTCAGGGAACACGTCAATTGGTATATACGCCATTTTTTACCTCGGATAAAATGTTGAAAAGTACCACGGATACATGTCTTGTATGTATTGCACTAATTCAATATTTAAAATATTTGTTTCTTTTAATGGTTCAATTATCGTCGAAATATCGTGTGAACCATACGGCATGTTTACCGAATCGTGCTCGTGTGTTTTTTGTATCACAGTTTTTGAATGCGTTTTTTGAACAGTTTCGGTTGAATTCCCAATAAACGAATAAATCCGGTCAAGCTCACGAAACGGATTTAAACACAAATCTTCAGCTCTTATAAACAGTACATCGTTTTGGTCAAAAGTTAATGCATCGTAAACGTTCTCGATACAATCTTTAATCATTGGGCTATCCAATCGCTGTTTTGTTCTTGTAACAATTGAACCGCGGTTGGTTTGTTCGATGTACTCAGGATTACGTCTTGTTCTTTTTTCCATCGATTCAAGAACACCAGCTAAATCCCTAATACACACGATAATCTTCACGTCAGAATACATTTTCTTTAACAAATAGTACTTTGACAACCAACCGCGATTTTTATCGATAATAATTTTGTCTTTATTTGAACTATAAAAACCATCCATCATACCACGAGCAGCTGACACAAACTTCTGTTCTAATTGGTGTCTTGGCTGTGCTTTGACCGATTGTGCAGTACTGAACTGATTTTGCATACCTTCTAATAACGAAATCGTGCACGATGTGGGCGTACAATAAAACTCGTCGTTTTGTGCTAACAAATTCATCAACAGCGTGCTACAAGAACGCGGTAGTCCGGAAACGAAAATCATTTATACTTTCTTCGCGCTTGTGAACTTGGTCATTAAATCCGCATAAGCAGCTTGAATCTCAGAACCAATGACTGTGCTCGCTGAAATAGTGCCTGTACCACGATTAAGTTGAGAACCCTTGATATATATCGGATTTGCTGTACCTTGCTGTGTACTCGCTAGTACGTACTCGTGTTCGTTATATACGTACTCGATAGTTTTGCTGTTATTGTCGTGCTTAAGCTTTTTAATTCTAACATACATCGTTTTGTTGTTATTTTTATAAGTAAATGCCATTTTATTCCTCCAAGAATATGCCTTTGATAAAGGCGCGCCCAGTATATGCTACAGTAGCGGCGGTGACTGCATCTAATGCAGTCCCAACTGAGGTTACCGATATTTTAATATGTGTGAATGCTTGATTATATGGTGCGATAGGAGCCAATACTTCGAACATTCTGTTAGCAGTTAAATTTGTAATTACTGCATTAGAAATGTTTGTGTAAGTAACACCATCTTGTGAACCTTGAACGGTTACAGTTGGCGAAACGAACGTTGCTGCTGCATGAGCAGGTAACGAATTACACACAATGCCAATTTCTGTTGGCAAAATCACGCATCCAGCAGGAATCGAAAACACGGTACTTGATAACGATGTCAACGTCATGTTATTTGACATGATGACTGCATCAGTTCCGGCGAAGTCTTTAATGATATTGGCGGAACCAACATCTTTCCTTACAATAATTGGGTTGTTAATTGCTGTTGTTTGTGAAACACGATTTGTTGAATGAGAACCAATTGAGATGGAATCATTTGCACCGAGCGTTTGTGAATGCGCACCAATTGTAATTGAGTAACCGGTGTTTGTAATACCAGCTACTGCATTTATTTTTGCGCTCGATCCAATGACAACGCAGTAAGAAGCTGCAGCGTTGTTTTGCGTGTTATAACCAATTCGCGTATCGTAAAAAGCTCCAGTCGTATAGCTAGCATAACCTAGCACTGCATCACCTTTAGAAGCTTGAGAGTACGAACCAATCGAAGTTGCGAATTTTCCGTACGAACGCGCATAATAACCGACCATTGTCGCACGACCAGTACTGCCATTCGTTGAGCTGTCACCGGTGCTGTCCCCAATAGCAACAGTATAACTTCCATTAATCGTAACATTATTACCAACAATCTCGTTTCTGTAACCGTGTGATGTTGAATTGCTCCCAACGATGACCGTTGGACGACCTGTTCCATTAGATGTCGAGTAATTCCCAATTACTACGTCCGAAGTGTCTGCGGTTGTTGACCCCTTTCCTATCGAAAAAGCGCCTGATGTTGTACCAACAGAAGAAAAATGAACGGTTCTGTCATTTTGCCAAGCGGTACCGCTCCAGTATTGAAGCACACCCAAGTCGGAATCAAAAAACGTATCATTTAACTTCGGCAATTGTTTGCCTTTTTCTAATGTAGTTCCGCTGACTGGTCGAAGCCACGGCTTAATATCTTCAATTCTACTCATATAAACTCCTTATTTCGATTATTTATATTTTTTTAAAAAATAGTTGACAACTCGATTACATTAGTATATAATTATCGTATACTAATTTAAATGGATGCAATTGATGCAATTGATGCTGTTAATGACCAATCGAATAGAAGACAAACATGATGTTAAACCGGGCAATTGTATAACTTATCCGTCTTCTAATGATGCTGGTCGTGTATTTGCTATAATTGACAAAACGAAGTTTGAAGAGACTGACCTAATTGTAGAGGTTTCAACATTTTTTCCAACTGAACGTTTTGGAATTGTCTATGACGTACTTGGTACGACAATATCAGGGGAAATCATTGACGAGGTTTTTGAAACCAAAGAAGATGCAATAAACAAATACCCAGAATTTTTCATTTAATTTAGTAACAAGACAACAAAGTACCAAAGCAGTAACTCAAGGAGGCCAAAAATGGCTAAGAAAATCGCAATGAAAGATCGAGTACCAAAGAAACCAACGCTGATTCATCAGTTTTCGATTAATTCTGGTGACCGCATGAAAATTGCAGGAACTAATTACGCTGGACGTAATCCTGTATACAACCAGGACGAATTTGGCGTAATGGTTAAAGTTCAAAATGGCGTACCGTATGTAAATTTAGACAAATTGGACTTGTCATGAATGAAACGGTTGATGGGGTGCAACGGTTGCACCCCCAATTGTTGCCAGTAAAAACGAATCATTGGACCGACGATTACATTAATTTAAACACTGATTCGAAGTTTGTCGGGTTTGATAAATCCGGCAATGTTCTAGTCATTGATAATAATTATGAAATAGTTAAATGTACCGTGGTCAAATACGGTGAAAAACTTTTAAGAGAAATGAGAGAATAACATGCAAACAACGCAAACAACGCAAACAACGCAAACAACGCAAACAAATGAACTTATATTATTTACGCATAATGACTTGGACGCGTTAGGTTGTATGTTGAATCTCGAAACAGTGACGAAAGGCATCAAAAAACATTATTTTCATACTAATTATGGCAATATTAAGCAAATCACTACAGAAATAATTAAAGTTGCGAATGCTCAACAAGTCGGGAACGGCATTAAGCCAAAGCTCATTATCATGGATGTTTCATTTAGCGATAACAAGCAATGTCTCAAATCGTTATATGAATCTTTCAAAAATATTATTTTTATTGACCATCATTTATATCCCGACGGTTTTTTTGACGAATTTCCGAATATGCGAGTTTCGCATGACAAAACAAAATCAGCAACATTAATATCCAATGAATACTTTGGGTTGAGTTCAACCGATTCAGAAAATTCAGCGAACAAAAATTTACGAGCATTAACAAGATTTATTGATGTTTACGATTTGTGGCAAGTTAAAGCGCCTGAATTCGGAACGTCTCAAAATATTAACGAGTATTTTTGGGATTATACGAGGGGAAAAGAACATACTATTGAAGATCTGATGAATGTTATTATTAATCGAGATTATAAATTACCGGCTGATTTTGTTGAAATCACTAATGCAATTAATAAACGAAGTGCTGACAAGATCGTCGATTACGAAGCGCGGGGATTAATAAGTAAATGCGACGATATTACGTTATGTTTTATTGACGATATATTTAATGCTGTACTTATTAAAGAAATGAGTACCGGCCAGAACTTCGTCATTGGCATTAACTCGTATGGCATCATTCGTGTTAGGATTAATGAAGATTGTAACATGTCTAATTCAAGCAAAGACATGATTCGGTTAGCGTTAACTGGCACTAAATATACCGGTCATATGAATGCATTTACATATAAAATCGATAACAAAAACGTTGATGATTTAGTACAAGAAGCACAACGCGTAATAACAAAAATTAACGGAGAACGATAATGATTCTAAATTGGACGTACGAAAACACTGAAACCGCAGCAAAAGCCCAACTACGGGTTGATGATTTAACACAAATCGCAGCAGCGTACGATATTACAGGTTTTAAAGTGTACAGAGTCGCGATTCCGCGAAAGGGGAATAATGTAAACATCACCGTTGACGATGAACGGTTTAGTACTTACGACGATGCATCATCATTTTTAAGAACTTGTTGTATCGCGCTTCGTAAAAAGCGTCGTGAAGAAAAGGCTGAAGAACTTAAAAAACTAAATAAGTTGCTGAAGGTGCCAGCGTTTGATTCCGAACAAGAAGAACGGTCATTTTGGGAAACACACGATAGCACAAAATATGTTGACTTTTCCGCAGCTAAATTAGCTTCGTTTCCGAATCTTAACAGCTCTAGTCATAAATAATCATGCATCGAGGTTATTATGATTTACATTTTTGAAGGTATGGATAATTGTGGAAAATCAACCACTATAGAAAAAATTATGAAATTCAACAAGAACACCAAACAAATGTTGATTCATTGTGCAAAACCACCCACGGGTGTTGACCAAAATTGGTCACACGAATATTATACATCATTGTTGTCAAAGGCAAAAGAATTAAATGACTCGGGCTGGGACATTTATTTTGATAGAGCTCATATCGGAGAATGCGTTTACGGGTCAATGTACAGAAGCACTGCGTTTCACCATGCATTAGAGATCGAATCTGAATTAAATATTAATGAAATGCACGATGTTCGTTTATTGGTGCTGGTTGGCACGACTGATGGATTGTTTGCACGTGATGACGGTAAATCGATTAGTACCGAACAGTTTTCACAAGAACGAACGTTATTTTATAATGCGTTTAAACAATCCGTTATTGGAAGCAAAACGTTTATCGATGTTGATTCAGACAATTTCGCGGCACTTGACGAATACATCGAAAACGCCATCGAACACACTATCGAACGCACTATCGAACGCACTATCGAAAACACACCGGAGGTATAATGGAAAAAATTATTATAGGGGATTCATTCGCTAATGCGTATCATAAATTGTTGCATTCGGTATATTATAAGCCAGAATATGAATGCGCGCCGCGAGGTTTAAAAATCAAAGAAATCACGGATGTATATTTTACAGTGATTGACCCGATTTCAAATTTATTTAAAAACGACGCTAGGTGTCCACCGGCTCGGTACTTAGCTGGCGAATTTTTGTGGTATTTTTCAGGGAGCAACGATTTAGCGTTTATTTCAAAATATTCAAAGTTCTGGAAGCATATTACTAATACAGATGGTACGTGTAATTCCGCGTACGGTTACCAATTATGGAATGTTAAAAATGAACACGGCTTCACAGAATGGGAATGGGCTAAACAATCGTTAATTAGTTCTGAAGATTCTCGTCAAGCAATCATGCGTTTTAATAAACCGGTACATTCGTTTACTGAAAATAAAGATTTCGTTTGTACATTAAATTCAGTTTTCCAAATTCGTGAAAACAAACTGAAATTTTTCGTTAATATGCGCTCATCCGATTGTATAAAAGGTTTAACATTCGATTTTCCGTTTTTCTCAATGCTACAGCAAGCAATGCTGTTAGAATTACATGACACATATCCGAACCTTGAAATTGGCTCGTTAACGATGTTATTAAACAGCTCGCATGTATACGAAAACGATTTTACTTTAACAAAACAAATGTTGAATGAAGACTTCACACCCGATGAACTGCCGTTGATGTCTGAATCGTTGGTCAACCGGTCTATTTCAGACATGCTTAATGGTAAAGATAATCTTTCGAAATGGATTGCTGCACATGCATAATTTGTTTAATACAATCGCTAATTCTTCTGTTAATATGTCCGAAACAATTATCGGGTGTATCTTCATATTCGCGCTTGTCTGTTTAGCGGTACTAGTATTTGGGATAACCTCAGTTTTCGTTGCTAGTGCAATTATGGTCTGTTGCGCTTTCGCTGTTATTGGGAATATGCTTGATAAAAAATAACAATGAATCCAGTTTAAACTTAAATCGGCGTAACATGTTGAATTATCGCGCATATTTTACGGACACTGAATACAAAATGAATACAAAATGGAGAAAAAAAATGATTAACGAGAATCAGAAAGAAACGAATAAAGAATACCGTGAAAATTACGAACGTATTTTTGGGAAGAAACAATGAATATCGGGTTTTGTAAAGTTGGGAAATCTATCAAATTTTTAGAAAGCACGTTTCAACCAACCGGTGGTGACATCGACCCGGTTAATATGCTCAGATTATTAGCGAATCATAACCCGGATGACACGTTTTATTTAATTGGAAGATCTGATTTCTCAAAACAAACCGAACATACACTATCTAAATTATTCGATTATAATAACGTTATCGACCTGTTTGATGAACGTTTAACAATCGAAGAATGCACTACGTTCGTTGACCGGCGTTTAACTGAACTTGGCGTTAAACTAGATACGGTCGTTATGTTAGTCGGGCAAATCGCAACGGTTAATATTCCAAATAGGATTAAAAAAGTCAAAATACCTGATGAGTGTGCGATGGTTCTAAATATGGCACTTTTGTATAGTACACCGGTTCTGGCATTCGTTAATGAGCAACCGGAGGTGAAAATTATTGAAATCGTTAATGACCCAAGATATACGTGTGGGCAATCTGTTCGGGATTTCATTGCGACTCCTAAGGTATCATTGGGACAATATGATTTTGAATATACAAAAAACTCAATAATTTCATATGAAAACCAAAACAGAAAACAAGAAACTATTAGGTCCACGTACTCGCAAATGGAAACGCTGTTTTTGTATGATAAAACATTGCCAGCAATTACGTTAGATAATAAAGTAATCGACAGACCAGTACCATTCATGATCGTTCTTAACGAAGGTAAACCATCAAGGTACAAGTTACTTAATGAATGGGTGCTTAACCAGTTTAATGATGTTTCTATATATGGAAGATGGTCCGACGTAATTGGTACCGATTGCAGATTTCGGGGCTCAAAAAAAATATTCGAGTTGCAAGAAATTTTACTTAACGTTAGAAGCACGTTCATCATTCCAATTAAGAAAGGATGGGTCACGTCAAAATATATTGAAATGATTCACGCTGGTGTAGTTCCGTTTTTGCACCCAACTTATGACGAACAAAACCATTTAGAATTTCCGGATTTTTTCAAACCGAAAACTCCGGAAGAGCTGGTACAACGCGTTGAAATGCTATCCGATGATACATTGTATTTAGAAAAAATTAATTGGTTACGTAACAAATATTGTGTACCAGGATATTATGACGGTTCTATAGTTAATAATATCGTAATGTCTGAAATTTATGATAACTACAAAGCGCCGGTTTTAAAAAAACCAGTGCCATGTGATGAGGATTGGTAAATATGAATGCAAACGATGCAACCGTCAATTGGATTGCGTTCGTACCGTTAATTGGTGGTATGCCACTATCAGCAGAAAAAGTAACCGGGCGTAAACCAATGGCTGTATACTCGTATGACGGATTTCTTGCAAATGATTCACAATACATGAATTATCAAAATAATACGCTCGGTAATGATATTGATTATATCACTATTTCAAATGAAAACAGAAATAGTATTAAAGAATCAATTAAAACACCAATCGATTTAATCGTGTTAACATGTCCGTGCGCTGGGTTGTCAAACTTGAACACCAGTAAAAACGAATCGAAACGCGGTGAAAGCGCTGAACAAAATGAACATTTATATAATTCTGCAAGAGATTCGATTGAACTATTTGACGCAAAAGTTATTATTGGTGAAAACGCACCTGCCTTGGGAACTAAAAAAGGAAAACCAGTTAGAGATAAACTTAATGAAATAGCGAAGGAACACGGCTACGCGTTCGCAACATATAAAACAAGTACTCACTTTCATGGTATTCCTCAAAGACGTGATAGAACATTTTATATGATGTATAAGTCAAAAACTGCACCAATCCTTAATTTCATTAAGAAACCGTGCATTGATTTTGATGAATACGTTAAATCATGCGAAAACGATTCGTTACAACGCGATTTAGTCGTTAATAAGAAACTTAAAGATGAATCATATTATAAGTTCTTGAAATTTAAATTTGATAATCCGCGTGCATTCGTCCGTGATGCTGGTGATATGTCAACACTACACTGCATTCAAAAAAAAGGACTCGTTAATGAAGCACTGGAGTATTTTCAAAATACTAACGATAAACGCGGCATCAAACATTGCTCGAGATTAATTGAAAAGAAAAAAATCGGTCTTGGCGTTTGGGATTGCTCAACGAAAATTCCGTGTACATTAACAAACGCGATTATTGGTCGTAACATGAATGACTCGTTGCACCCGTACGAAGAACGTTCATTAAATGTTCGCGAATGCTTTCATTTAATGGGGTTTCCAAATGATTTTGAATTAGTTGGTGGTGTTAGTAAAATCAATATGATTGCACAAAATGTACCGGTGTGTACTGCATCAGACTTGATAAATGAAATGGTCAAATTCATTAATGATGAATTAGAATTGTCCAATTCAAGATATATTATGCAAGATAACTGGCATGAAAAAACCGTAATTAAAGAACTATATGTACATACGTTAAATGATAGTTTTTAAGTAATTTTTAAATACTGATATAGTATAATTCAAATATGGAAAAAGGATAAATATATGAACCAAAACAAACACACAAACTTGACTGGCGTTGAACAAGACATTAAAGATTTTCATTCGAAATTTAGTGTAAAAACATTGAATAAACCGGGTTTCGTTGATGATGACTTGATGAAATTCCGCGTTGGTTTTATTCAAGAAGAATTTGACGAATTGAAAAAAGCGGTAAAAGAAAAAGATATGGTTGAAGTCGCAGATGCACTCGTCGATATTGTTTACGTTGCTGTTGGGATGGCCGATGTTATGGGTATTCCATTTACAGAAATCTGGGATGAAGTTCAACGGTCAAACCTCGCAAAAGTTTCTGGTAAAGAAGCACTTGAAAATAATATTAAAACATTAAAGAAACCACGTCACGCGGAAGATGTGCTTAAACCTATCGGCTGGGTACCACCGCAAATTAATGCCATCTTAGATTCGCATGCGTAAATCGATTAATACCGGTTCTTAAACCACAGTATAAAACGCTCAACTTCACGGTTGGGCGTTTTTTTTGATTGAAATAAATTTCAAGAAGTTCGTCAATATACTCAACGATTAATTCAAAATAATTTAAATCGTTAATCACTATATAGAACAATTCAGAATAAGTGGTTAAATAAATTTCATGAACTTCATCACGATTAATTCAAAATAATTTAAATCGTTAATCTCTATATAGAACAATTAAGTTAAATGAATTTCATGAACTTCGTCAACGATTAATTCAAAATAATTTAAATCGTTAATCTCTATATAGAACAATTAAGTTAAATAAATTTCATGAACTTCGTCAATGTAATCAACGATTAATTCAAAATAATCTAAATCGTTGAATTCTATTAGAGTATTTAAGTTAAAT